GGCTGCCACAATTCTCTGTAAGCCGATATAATGTTCCCAACTAAAACATCGGCTTCTTCAGAGGGTTTTGCCATTGTACAATGCAAAGACTTATAGATGGACTCTATATTAATTGGAGCCCTCCATTTTTGTCCTTCATCATATCTAAATTTCCTTTTGCAAAAATCTATCTCCTCAAAATAAAAATACTCTTTCAGAGTACTAGATTTTTGTGGGTCAGTATACGGCATACCATAACGAGCTAAATATTCCTGAAAATTTACCATATTAAAATTTGGACAATTTTCAGAAACGTTACCTACAGAATCATCTCCATAAGTTATTAGCTTCACATATTTTCTAAAAGACACAGTCGAACTGTGATACTGATAGAAAAAACATCTATGTAAAAGAGAATTAATAATACCATTAGTGTGTACTGTCATAGGATTACCCGATGTATTGTAACCAGAATATAAAACTAAACCACACCCCATTGCAATAATAGGATGTGACAATTGCTCATACAACATGGTTATAACACGAGTCTCCTGTTCTGAATAATTCAATGCAACAGCAACTCTCCTTACACATTCTCCAGCCGCAACTATCAACTGCGTTGTCTGTCTTTGATCATAACCAGAATAATCTCCAGCCATGATTCGACTTCCTCCAAATGTTGTCAAATATTCAGCTAATTGACCCCATTCGTTTGTGCACAAGCACTGTATGCCAACGGCACTCTCTGAAATTAAAGGATAAGTTCCCAAAAATTCCACAACAGGCAATAAATACTTCCTTACCAACATATTAAAATGGACTGGTAAAATAGTAAATAAGCGTACTTTGGTATTGTCTACCCATTTACCATCGACAAATTTAAGCTGTTTAACTGGCTCATCTTTGGCACATGCGACAGCAATTTGTGGTATGACTACATTATCTAACAAAGCCTTCTCTAGCTTATCATATTCAACCAAAATATTATCAGGTGCTGCATATATCTTCTTTCCAGTATCAGCATCAACGTGACAAACAAAATTATTTAATTTAGGGCCAGAAAGCCCCAAACCACCTGATGTTTTCATATTCATAGGTTTAATATACCTAGAGCCATCTCTCCCATTAATCACTTCGTGCATAGACAATACACTACACATTTCTGGACACATTTTATAATATTTCTCAGCAATGGTATCCAATTCACGACAATAATCATCCACAGCAGCATTCAAAATTTTCATAGGAAAACTCCTCATAGGAGAAATAGCCGTTTGAAAACAAGCAGCTTGATTCCTCCACCTAGAAAACTTAGGAGCACCCCATAAACAAGGAAACCCTAATTCTGATAAATGATTACTCAAAACTGTTCTTCGAACTTGGCTTTTCACTACATTAGGACTCAAACTAGTTGGTCCAATTAATGTGGCTGAAACTACATCTTTAGTAATCGGTACATACCGTACGCACGAACGCTCAGGTATACCTTCACCATCTCTGTAATCATGACCATACAAATTAGTATCAATCACCATTTTGGGTTGTTCCATTTGATCATCTAATAAATCCTCAGAGAATAAAGTTATAGCAGCTGCTATTTGAACTCCATCTCCTCCAACATGAATGCCTCCCAAATAATGCGACCCTCTCAATATATAAGGGCTTCCACAATCTCCTTCTGAAGTAATACCTTTATGGATACTACCCCAACAAGAATATTGGTTCTCACGCATATATGTGTTGTATTGATTACTAATTCTTCCACTCCAACTTCCTTGAATAGAAGTTTTAATGTTTCCATCATTACCTTTACGTATCAATTCAAATATACCATTCATAGGTTTAATTTCAACTGTGGGCAATAAATCTCTAATGTCACAAAATGGAGCCAAATTAGTAAAACGAACTAACATTAAATCCTTGTTCTTCAAAACACGAATATCACGAATAGCAGGGTGATCAGTGCCACCCCTATTATTATTTCGTATCAATCTACAAAAACTGCAATTTTCAAACCATTTCTTTGCATGAGCTGGAAATGCACCAGTATCAAAAGTAATCATCGTGCCGCTAACGCGACCAATGTCACCGCAATCTTTGTGCAATTCGATTCGAACAACATTCTTCGTCACAACGTTAAAAACCTGTTGATCCGTAGACGTAGCTCTTTTAACTTCACCCTTCTCTGTATCATGTAAAGTCCAAAAATTTTCCTGATTCTTCCTCTTCTCCAATTCCTCCTTAGTAGTAGGATTAAGAGAATTGGTAATAGGTTCATCAGCTTGGTTTTGCATTGTGGCGCCTCGATATAAACTCCACATCCGAGCTAAAGCTATCAAAATAAAAGCATGATAACTATAACGCAAAAATGTTCCAATATCATTATCAAATGAAGTTATGTGTTGGTGCGATTTCCTCGCAACTACAACACAAAATTCATATAAAGCGCCAATAGCCATAAACATAGAAAAAATACCAAAACTGAAAAAGCACAATAAATGTACTAACCAATCAGCCCAAGTTATTATTTTCCAAAATGGTACAACTGTTATCACCATGACGTGACAACTAAACAAAAATGCAAAAAATATGGCAATAACTGCAGGATCATAAAATGAAGCCCACAGCACTCTGCGAAAATATCCTCTAAAACGTCCCATAACGTAAGAATAACATAAACGCGACCAGCCTCTAATAAAAGCTGGCATGTGGTAATACATATTAATAAAAGGTTCTGCTAAAATAGCATGTAACCAATTAAATGTTCCACCAATTTGATTATCCAATCGAAATGAACACTCACAAGAACAACTCTTACATTTCACACAATAGGCAGGTAAACTAACTTTGCCTAAAACAGTATTTTTGTGATTCAATGTAGAATATTGAGCACACATATGCTCCAACATTTGAATTCGAGTTAAATTCCTCTTTGTGTAATTCATATGCATACTGTTCACCACGGTACCATTCTTCTTATTGGTTGTAACTTTTTCCACCATACGAAATAATGAAAAATGTTGCCATTCACCAGGATAAGAAGCAGTTTTCGTGGGATCAACTGCACCTGTTTCATCACATACTGCAGGGTCCACAGTAACTTCAGCCATAACTTGAAATCGTCTATAAACAGCTGCAGGACATGCAGAAGTCTCAGATAATCCCAAATATGGATCATTAGTAGTTCCCCAAAATAAACACGGTCGAATGGGAATAGAACCCTTATCTTCAATACGTGCCATATTTGCATACATAGGTGTAGAATTACAATGAAAAATAACACTATCCTGAGGTAATCTTCCTTTATTATACTTAGACTTAGTGCAACCCATATCATCGTCAATAATTACACGTGTTTCATGAGTAACATGATTGTCATAAGCATCTGAGGGGTTGATTACTCCAATATTTTGAACATCAGCCGGAAAGCCAAAGGCTTTACCAATAATTGATGATGCTTGCTTAGCAAATTCTGTTTTACCAGTACCTGCTTTTCCACATAGTAAAATACCCATAGGGGCCTGTCGGCCCTTATTGTGGCGAATGAAACTTTCAGCTTCAGTAATCCAAGCAATTAAATCTGAAATATGATGCGTATATAAAATACTAGATTTCGAATTTCTCGAACGCAACCTATGTAATTCAGCATAACAAGTTTTTAATTGCTCCAAATACTGTTCATTAGTAATACCATGCATTTGTTCCATACCATTTGAAGGCAAAACTAAACGCATAGCCTTCAATTTGCTATATTTATCAATTGTACCATTTGAATTGGTAAACTCTCGTAATGTACCACCACTATAAAAATGGTGAATAACATCAAGCATATAACTCATTGTATCCAATATCAAAGATAATGGATCTTGTGGTATTTTTTCTGTCATAGCCTCAAAATGATTCTTTGACAAAATCTCAAAATCACCTATAGACCATGTTTTATCAGGTATTAATTTAATTGCAAAAGCAACAACTAATACTCGACCAATTTGCCTAGCAAACTCAGATTCGTAAAAAGCAACATTGAAATTCCGGGCATTATCTACCCAAGAACGAAATGTCGCCATTCCATCTGATTGATTAGACGTTCCTAATATAAAGGATACTAACAAAGCATCTTTCTCCCTACACAAATCTTCAACTAAATTCCAAACTGCCATAGTGGCAGAACCAGAATTCTCTGCATAATACATAGTAATTAAAAATTTGCTTAATTGATAGAATAAAGTAACATATTTATTCCAAGGTTGCCAAAAATACGACAAAATGTTATTATTTCCCTCAAACTGGGTATTAGCCCTGTTGGAAAAAACTAACATATCATATCCTGGATCCTCTTCTACTTTCAAAGTTAAAATGTTACAAATCCATGTAAATAATAATACAAACACTTTCTTAAAAAATGAAAATATTTTACTTATAATACTTGCGGGCTCTTCCTCTCTCACATAATGACGAGGGCCCTCTTGTGGTAATTCAATAAGAAAACCATTACAAACATTGCTTGTTTCCTGGGACCAAGCGGAATCCGAGTAGTCTGATGCTAATCTATCATTTTCACTCATATTTCATAAAATAAAGAAAAACGACAGACTAACATCAAACTACTCAAATTTTAAAAATTTGAGTAGTCTGAAGTTAGTCTCCCTACTATAAATAATCATCTTCAAAGCTAAATTGGTTTCGACACCAACCGCTCCAACTTTCTCTAATCCTCTGGGTAATTACCCCAGAAATAGGGCTCCTGTAACGGATGTTTCGGGTTAATGAAAGCTTATATGGATCGACAAAATCCAACTTCACGCTGTTAAGCTGCCAAATATAAATAAATGACATTCATTCCCCCACTCGTTTTGGGGACAATAATATCTACACCGTAGTCTCAATATTATTGCTCTACGCACGCTCTTTATGAACGCTGCGGTTACCGACTGGTATTAAACCTGCACAGGTCGGCTGTCTCACTGCTGTTGTAGCTTCATGTAAATTTTGGTTCTTCCACATAAATACACGGGTTATTTCAGGTATAAGGTCGCAAATCTTAATCTCCCTAGCATGTCAATTACAGCTTTAACTCTGCCTTATAACTCAGGCTAACGTAGTAAACGAGCTCGAAAATTTCGAAAAGTTTTATATGTACAACAACATTTGAATTAATTTTTATTTTATTTTTTCTGTTTTATTTATTTTTATTTATTTATTTATTTAAACATATAATACGTAACTAAATATGAATTTACTAATATACATAACATATAGTTGGTACAAACCAAGACTCCTAAAAAGAACGAGCCGAAACTAGTTATTGTGATAGACACAGTTAATGCAGTTAATGTCATGCTGACGTGTTGGTCTTAACAAATAAATTTGTTAGACCAACGGCTCTTATATCAAATACTCGCGAGCTGCGACTAGTTAATGTGATAGGCACAATTTTTACTGTTATACTGTTAGGCTCAGTGCAGTTAAAGCCAAGCTGGCATCGTTTAAATACTTTTAAATATTAAAAATCGTTTGACGATCTACATATACTACATAAACAAAAGCAAGTTCCTCCTTGCAATTGAAATACATAAAATACATAAATCTTGAATAACGATACAAAGATAGTAACCTCTAATA